ACCCCCAGCAAACGCTATTTTGTTTCCTGCTCCACACCAGTAATAATCACAGATTCCAGTTCCGGAACTTCCATTAGCTTCTATCGGTATTTCAATTTCCGGATAATTTTCATCATATCCCAATTTACTTGGATAACAATCTGTTTGTTTTAAATTTGTATATCCAACCTGTTTATAAGGAGCAACAAATTTATCAGAAGCATATTGAGTAGGATCATCACAAACATATGCTACATAATCTTTGATATTAAGTCCATCTATTGCTGTCCACATATTACTAAATACATTCTCAATTCCTCTATATATAACTGAATGACATCCGTCATTTGATAGACAACCTGATTTCATTCCTAATTCATCACATTGTCCTGCTTTTTGACCTATTCCCCACAAAGCATTTCCTACTGCTATATTAACGGCAGCTCCATCAAAATACACTGCCTTACCAGTTACACTTCCATTAGAAAATTCTTCTATTTTGGTTATTGTTCTTTCTGATGCTACAGAATTATTCCAAGCATCAGTTGCTCCTATTGATACATTTCTACCAACATACATATTACTTGAATTTGCTACAATTATTCTGTTAACATTATTTTCAGCAATTAAGGCTTTTTGATTAAACCATTCAGATACTCCTCTACCTAGTTTACTTTGAGAATTATAGTCAGCATATTCAACTAAATACAACAATTGTAATATAAAGTATCTAGTATCCATTTGACAAAATCCTTCGCCTACTGCAGTCGCTAAAGTTCTAAATGCTGCTATTGTTTTGTTATATGCAGGAATTGTTCCACTAATGCTGTGAGCATTTCCTTCGGCATCTATGCTAATTCCATATCTACCAACAGAAAATTCTTTACTATGTTTATAACCTGCTCTATTATAATCAGATATATAGATATATTCATAATCACCTTTAACTTCTCTTTTGAACCAAAATTCTGGAATCCTTGTAAGTACTTCTCCATTTGATCCATCAAATTTAAAACCTGGTTCTCCATAAAATGCTGTTATTTTTTTATTTTTCGTATCATAATTATATGTAATTATATCAGACCATGGATATAAATTATCAAAATCATTTTGAACTTCATCCCCATTTTTTGTTGCATTTGCAACCAAACCTGTATTATCACAAATTCTCTCCCATTTTGAAAGAACATTATCTACAATTTTCCTTCTAATACCATAATTTTTCCCAACAAATTCTCTAGCTTCAGTTATTGCTTCTTGTAATTCTTTTTCAGTTACATATATTTGAGTAGAATCTAATGTAATTGTAACATTACTAGCATTATCAACAATAACATTTATTTGAATATGTTTTTCTATTTTTTCAGCAATAGAATTATTTATATATTCTGCATTACTTCCTGCATTTGCATAAGCATATAATACTTTTGCTTTTGTATCCGGATCAATTGCAAATAATCCAATTTCTCTAAAATAAAATGCACTTTTTGCATCAGTATTTTTAAAAATAAAAGATACACTTGCTTGTGTATCCCCTGTTATTTTTGTTTCTTCAATTGGACATTCTAATACTTTTGTAGTTAACGCTGTTTTATCTGCAGCATTACCACTCAAATTTCCGCTACCTATTTCAGCATGGTCAAATTGTATTTTCTTTCCCTGCAATGTTTTTGCTGCCAATAGAGCACCTTGCTTTGTTATATAGACTTTTTCAAATCCCATTTTAATCTTTACCTCCTATTTCAATATAATCTTGGCTTGCTAATTGTAAACCTAAATTAGTATTTTGATTTATACTTATATTTTCCTTTTTTTCTTCTGTAGTTATATTTAAGTCAATGTAATCTTGCCTAGACACTTTAGAACCTATGCTTTCATCTGCATTTAATATAGTATCTTCTAGTATTATATCTGTGTTCGGATCAACATTCATATATTCCATATTAGAAACAACTAGTCCAATATTATTTTCTTGTATAATTGTTATATCCTCTTTTCGTTCAAATGCTATTGCATTTAGATTTATATAGTCTTGACTTGATATTACTGCACCTATAAATTCATTTGCTTTTGTTTCCAACTTGTAGTCTAACATAATATTTGCAGGTATTTGTTTTACCAAGTTAGTTTTTAACATTTCTGCTGCTTCGGTATATACCAAATTTATAGTAATATATAATTCATAATCTTTGGCTTCTAATTTATAGTTATCTTTCCCAATGCTTTCATTTAAAGTATTTATCAACCATTTTAATGTATATGGCACTTTATTATTCATTTTAAAAAGAATATTCATCCTTCTTGCTTCTATTGTTTCTGCCTTGTTTGTAATTCCATATATTTTTTCATATCTATCTAATCCATAAGTCCTAGCAGATTTTACAATTACTTCTCTTAATATACTATCTATCAAATACCTCATACTTTCGATTTCTACATCTTCTGCATCAAAAATCTTATTAAATTCAACTACATTTTTTAGAAATGGTGGCATATATTCTACTAACTTCATTTTAATGTCACCTCTTTCAATGTAGGAATTTCAAATTTTTGTAATTCTATATTTGAAGCCTTATTATTTATAACTGTATTTGCTACATCTATAACTCCATCTGCATTTAGAATTATTGTATCTATTTGAGATTTTCTTATAATAATGGTTTCTGTGTTTTCCCAATTTTGCTTTAATTGTAAGAAATAATCATTTATTAATTGTTTTATTTGTTTTCTTACATTTTCAATAGTTGTAGTTTCAGATATTGTAACAGTAGAAATTATAGAAATTTCAATTTCCTTAACTGTATCAACTGTTACAATATGTCCAATTGGGGCAATTCCTAATCCTTCATCTGTAAAATCAGGGCATATTTCTTTTTGAACTTTATCAATTAAAACTTGTGAGGCCTTATCAAAATTACTATCTAATATTGTAAGTTTAACGGTTCCTGGCCCATTCCATATTGGAGTAACCTTTACACCACCAACTCCGGCTATCTCTTTTGTTTTATTTTGATAATCAATTATATTTCCACCAAACCCTTGCTCACTTGTGGTCTCATAGTACCTACTTCTCAAAGAATCGTCGCTTTCTTCATCTTCTCCAGGAATTAAAATATCTGTTAGTTCTGCTTTTGCTAAATTTTCTATATAATTTACTGGTATTAAATTCCCAACATAATTATTTCCTATTGCTCCAGCAGTTTCACATTCCATTTTATAGATTCCTTTTTCAATTCTTTCGGTTGCTTTATATACTATATCCTCTATTGTAAATCGCTCTCCTACCTCTATGTCCATTAACTTATCGTTTTCATCGTAAAATGTTGCTTTTTTTATTGCATATGTTGCTTCGTTTCTTGTAAGACCAACTTGGTTTGCTAATCTATCTAAATATTCTTCTACAGCAGTATCTGCAAAAACCAAATCTATATTATTTTTTAACAAAATATACATTTGTGCTAATTCTGCTGCTGCAGGTCCCAAAGCATCATATATAATACTTCCTTCCCTTTTATCAATTTGAGTAGGTACTGTATCTAGCATTCTTTGTAGAATAGTGTCATAGTCAAAATATTCATCTAAATTCTCAATTTTATCTATATCAACTACGCTCATTAAACACTCACCACCTTTTCCGCTTCAAATTCTCCTATATTTGTAACTACTGTAAATTTCACTTTTATTTCATTTCTATTTATTTCAAAATCAAAGTCCTTTACTTCTGTTATCCTTAAATCCTGTAATAATGCTTCAGTTATTACTCTTTCTAATTCAGGAATTACAAAAGTTGTATTTTCTCCGATTAAATGTTTTAGTTCGATTCCATAGTTCCAACTATAAATAAGATGTTCAAATCTTTCTGTATTTAATATACAATATACAGCCTGTTTCATTGCATCAATACCATCACAAAATTTTGAAATAGTATTTTTTTCTATATTCAAATAATATGTCTTGCTTGTTTGTTCTATTGTATCTTGCACATTGTTTATTACTATATTATCTGTATTAGGTGTCATCTTATTACCACCTTTCTTTTAAAATTTATCTAGTACAACAAAGTTAACTCCACCTTGCTGTTGTATTAAAATAACATTATCGTTAATTTTTAATGCATTATGTACTGTTATACTTTTAGTCCCTTTTATGCTATGCTTATGTGTTAAATCTATATCTTTTTGTTTTACTGATACACTTACCTCTCCTGTTACATCATTAGTTATTTTTTGATTATTATCATTTGGAGATATATCAGATGAAACGCTTATATTTGAATCGACCTCTGTAGAATGGCTGTGATTAGCATCTAAAGCTGTGTTTTCTGTATTCCAGTTCATAGTCACATCTACTGTATAGTCTTTAACATTTTTAGTAAGCTTTAAAAATTCTTTTGTTAGTTTAAATTTTTGATCAACTGTTATTTCAAGTGGTTCAACACTTGTTACAGTTCCAAATAAAACAGAAGTAGGAGCATTTGCATCATTTGCTCCTACAGCCATCTTTTTTATCACTTCTACCAATGAACTACTCATATTTTCCCCCTATTGAGATATAAAGTTTTGGCCTCTTAATGTTAAATCCATAAAATGTTCTCCATTTTTAAAAGTATGCTTTGCTTTTTCTACTAACATAAAGTTTTGAAGTTTAACATCTCCTAAATTCAGATTTACTATTATAAGTGAACCACCTCTAACTCTAATATCCCCTAATGCATTTTTTATTTCTAGGCTTCGTGTTTTTTGATTATATAAATCTAGTAATGCTCTTGCCTTAACTGCTCCGTTGGTTTTTTCATCTATTGTGTCAAAATATTGTAATACTCCCCACTTTTCAATATTACTTGAATCTTTTGCTATATATACATCTCTTTTTCCCGTGTCGGAGTTATCATATGTAAGTTTTATTTGATTATATGTATCCGAATCAATTGAACTTTCATAATCAAAATTTTCTCCTGTTTCTTCATCTATCACTAATCCTACTTTCATTCTTTCTAAGTTTTTCAAACACAATTTTCCAAAATCATCATATAGAACATACATTTCTTTTCGATTTCTTATTGTTTCATCTAGTGCATTTAATATAATATCAAATAAAGACTGATTACTTTCCGCCTTTTTTGCTATCACATATCCTGTATTTTCAAGCATTCCAACATTTAATTGAAAATCACTAGCAATAGAGCGTACAACTTCATCTGCTCTTTTATTTACATATACTCTAGTATCTTTATTTTTTAAATATCGAAGCTGATCATATGCTGTTGTTGTTATTATTTGTTCCTTATCACGTTTTTTTCTAAACACAAAACCATAAAATAAATTTGTATTATCAACTTTAAATGCTACTGGATTTCCTTCTTCAAAATTAATTATATCATCTTTAACAATTTTAAATTCTAGCTTTCCAGCAGCACCTTTTCTTTCAGTAGTCCAAGTTATTTCATCTTGAACTACTGGTTCATATACAGTATTTCCATTTTGAATTAATAATTGTTGGTTCATTTTCTTCCCTCCTATGATGGTATCCATAGAACTTGACCTGGATATATCAAATTTGGATTTCTTATTTTACTTCTATTAGCATTATAAATAGTTGTATATTTAGCACCATTTCCATAAAATCTCTTTGCTATATTCCATAAACAATCTCCTCTTTTTACTGTATAATTTTGTCCACTTGGTTTCGCTACTGCAGTATTATTAGTTGTAACTGTTCTTGTAACTGCTGGTGGTCTATATTGTTTTATTGTTACTTGTACCTTTTTTGTCGAATATTCTTTATATTGTTTTAGTTTTATTTTTACTTTTGTATCAAAACCTTCTTCTGTTGTATCAGTTATAGTGTATTCTTCCAACGCCACTTTAATATTAGTATTAAAAATGTCTTTACCATTTGGAAATTTTCTAACAACTATAAACTGAAAAGCAGATCTATTGACTTTTAAATTCTCTAATACACCTAAATAATATTTGGCATTTTGAAAATTGTTTTTATACATTGCAAAAGGATATTTTGTATTAGGTAATACAACTTCAAATTCCAAACTTGACAATCCTGGGTTTTTCAAAACATTTATTTGTGAATAATTTATCAAATTATATGTCTTATTATTATTACTTATTTTTAGTTCAAGTTTGCTAGGAGGAATGGGAAGAAGTACATTGCCTAAATAAAAATAATATGCCATTAAAATCCCTCCTATTCATGTACTCCATCTGAAATATATTCTAATTCTTCCTCTAACCTTTTTGTTAAAGAATCAACTATCCCATCAATGTCTGTTTCACTATCAATATTATTATTGTTAGTCATATTTATAGTTAATGGAACGGTTGTAAATCTATTTATAGTATCTCTTTCTGCTATATCTATTAAATATTTTAAATCTTCATCTGTTATTTGTTTAGTGTTATTGGCTGTGTCCTTTGTATTTCCAGCAATATCTCCTAGTGTATTTCCAAACTGTGATGGATCTATTGTGAAACTCTTATCGTTTAACACATTTTTTATAGCATTTCCAGCACCATTTATCCAGTCATTTCTATGATCTACTCTGTCTTGTCGAGTATTATTCATATCTATTGCCGTATTTTGTATATTGGTTGCTGATGCATTAAGTTTCGTTCCAAATTCACCTTTTAATTGGTTTATCTTGTCGACAGTTCCATCCATTTGACTAGCCATTTCTTGTAATTTTGCATTTCTATCTATGATATTATTTGTCATTTTACTTGCAAAGTCATCAGCAAAGTGTGCTGCTTCAACGGTATCTATTTGCACTCCTGGTATTTTGTTCAACGCTTGAATTATTCCGGTTTACCAACCAAACAACTCCATTATATAAGCCTTGGAAAATACTTAAAACTCCCAAACAAACAGCCTCGACTCCTGTTTGAAATGCATACCAAGCACCCATTGCTCCAAGTACACAAGTTTGAATTCCTAACCATAATGCCATAGCACCTAAAACTATTGCATAAAATACACCTTGAATTCCAAGTCCAGCAACCATTATTCCTAATTTCAATGCATCCCAAACATAAAGAATTCCATAAGCCACCTTGTCATTAGTAAACCACAAATATGTTAGTGCAACAATTAAGGCCATTATCAAAATCACAATCCAAGTAATTGGACACGCTAACAATGCAGAATTTAATCCCCATTGTGCTGCAGTTGCTGCCATAGTTTGCCCAGAATGTAACATTTCAGCTGCTCCTGCTATTCCATGTGCTATTGACAACATTCCTAAAAGTCCACTTGCAATCATTGAGACTATATTAAATCCAACATAGGCTCCTACTAATCCAAGTATAACTGGTGCTACCGGTTCTAATACACTTAACAACCATGATATACCTTCTATTAAGTTTAATATTGCCTGTGCTGCTAAACTAGCACCGTTTATAAACATATTAAACATTTCTTGCACTTGCTGATTATTTGCTAATGCATTTATTTTATTAAGTACCGGATCCAATGATTTTATTGCAATATTTTTCATTTTAGTAAAAACTTGATTCCAAGTCATTGGCATTTTATTGAATTTTGCATTTGTTTCATCTGCAGCTTTTAGCATAGCATTTTTAACAATTTGTGCACTAATCTTTCCATCCGCTGCCATATCACGAATCTTACCAATTGGAACATTTAAATAATCTGCAATATTTTGAACTATTTGCGGAGCATTTGAAAATACCGCATTTAAATCTTGCCCTCTAAGTACACCTGTTGATAATGCTTGTGTTAGGTTATACATTGTAGATTCTATTCCTGTTGCTTCAGTTCCGGATATTGCAAATGTTTTATTTAATTGTTCCGCAAACGCAATTAATTCATCATTTCCTTTAAATGCCTTGCTGGCCTGTAAACCTAGTTTTGTAATAATATCTGTAGTAGTCTGATATGAAGCCCTAGCATTCATTGCAGATACGAAAATTTTATTTTGTAATGTTTCTACACTACCACCATCATCTACAATCAAATTTAATCTTGCTTTATTATTTGTCATTTCATCTGACAAATTAAACAATCCTTTTATTGCAGATATACCACCAACTGCTAATGCAACCTTTTTTATAGTAGAAAGAAGTTTATTTCCATTACTATATGATGTGTTTATACTATTACTAAATTTATCTTGATTTTCTTGTGAATTTTTTATACTATTGTTTAGTCTCTCTTGGTTTGCCTGTGTCCTTTTCACACTATTATTAAAACTTTCTTGACTATTTTGAGAATTTTTAATACTACTAGAAACATTATCATAATCTTTCTTTAAACCTTCTACTAATCTTCTCTGTTCAACCACACTAGAAATTAAATCTTGTGCTTTTGCACTTTGTGTTCCTTCTGCTGCAATAATCTTTTTAGCTTCAGATTCAACTTGTCTCAGAACCTGTAACTCTGCTTGATATGCTAATTCAGTTTTTACTGCAGAAGCATTCAACCTTTCAGCATTATTTATTGCTTTTGTTGGAGCATTTGACATCTCACTATTCAAATTTTTAAATCCTGCTGTTGTTTTACTTACATTAGAATGTATTTTTGCAAATACAGAGGAAGCCATATCTTGTACCACTATTGAACTTTTTATAGTAGCCATATTTTCCTCCTTTTAGAAAAATAAGATTATTTTGTTTTAATTTTCTTGGCTTCTTCTTTTTCATTTTCTACTCTTATTTGAGTAGATGCAATAACAAAAGCCTTTTCTTTAAACGGAAGATTTAGAAATTCATGCGGAAATCTATGAAGTTTTTGAAGGCAAAAATGTGCATATACAGCATCACTATCGCCTTCTTTAATTAGTTTTTTGCTTCTTCAACCGCATCATCTAAACTATATCCATTTATTTCTTGTATTTTTTGCATTAGGTCATCGTATTCTCCTGGATTTAATAAATGCTTTTTCAATAATTTTACGGAATCCATTTCATTATAGTAGTCTTGTAGTTCAACATTGTGCAAATCAGGATAAACAACACATTTATCTGCTAGTAGTTCTAAATATTTTACTGTATCAAATTCTTGTTTCATTCTTTTTCCTACTTGTACTTGTTTATAACATTGTTTTCTTATTGCATCGTTTTCATCTGCAGTAATTGTTTTTAATTTCCATTTTTCTACTTGTCCCTCTTTATTTTTAAATCTATTAGAAGCAACATATTCGATTTCTTTTACTTCATCTTTCAACATAAAACTTTCTAAACTCATATCTTATCTTTCCTTTCATTAATTATATTTAATTTATTTTTTATTGCATTCCTGCTAATTGTTTAAATTTTGTTGGATTTGAAAAATCTTCAAATGTAAAGTTTATTTCTTGTTCTAGGAAATCCCCATCTACATCAAATGATGCTAGCACTCCGCCATCTACATTACATCCCATAAATACCATTGTGCAAACTCCTGCTGCTGATGTTGGATCATCATTTGAGACTTGTATATCAAAATATACATCTTCTCCAGTATTTTTGTATCTTTCCATTAGCTCATCAAATATTGATGTATTTTTATATATTGTTATTTTTCCAGTTCCTTTCCAACCTGTTGATTTATTACCAGAACCAGTCTTTCCTAACACATTTATTTCTTTCTTTGTTTTTTCAAATTTTGCTTCAAAATCCTTACCTTGCATTAGTAAATATCTTCTGCCTTCAATAGTAACATAGCATTCTGCTAATTTTGCACTAACGGCATCTTTTGCATTCATTGTAATATTTGCCATTTAAAATTCCTCCTTATAAAAAAATTAGAGAACTTAAAAAGCTCTCTTTTATTCTACAACAACGGTCATATATAATTTTTCCATTGCATTTATTACTTGTACTCTTGTTGCAATTGTTACTGATTTTTTATCATTTCCAATTGCAACTTTAATATCTTCATCTTTAAAATTTTCAATTGCTTGTAAAGTTTGATAATCTTTGAATAAAGCAACTATATCAGCCCAAAGTGATGTTCTTCCGGCTTCATTATTTGCTATTTTTCCAAGATATTTAGAATTAAATACACTTGCTACATCAGAAGCAATTTGATCTAGAACTCTTATTGTTTGATTAGATTTAAATTCTTCGCCTTTTTCACTTGTAATATCTACTAAACTATTTATATCTACCAACACTCTAACTTCATCTCCAACTTTATGAAGTATAAATTCTCCATTATCTATTGAATTTTCTAATTGTGCTTGTGTATAATCAGCATTTACTGTATATTCTCCATCATATGTTTTATTTGTATTTGATTTATTTATTTCACAACCAGCAATTACTCCTGTAACCCAATAAACAAGTGCTGAATCATCTTCAACAGTTGTATTCTTAACATTTACAACACCTTCATAGTTTGCTGCATTATTATATACAACCGCTTGGAATTTAATTCCTTGCTCATCTCTCATTCTTTTAGCATATTGAACATATAAATTAGAAGTTGATTCATCTTTAGCAGTACAGCCAACAGCGTTTACTTCATATGATTCTAATTTATCTAAAAATTTTTGGTGTGCTTCTCCACTTACATCTCCATTTGTTCCTCCAGCTAATGCTTTTCCTGCTGTTACAGCAAGAGTTTGCATTTTAAATGTAACATAGTCATTATCTACTAGTTCATTTACTGTTTTAACTGTTTGAACATCTACTTCTTTTGTTCCTAAATATGTACTTACATCATATTTACTATCTTCATCAATATTTTTTGCTATAACTATTTTTATGTCGTTACCCCTAACCCCACTACATTTTGCTGTTGCAAGGTCATTTGTAGCCTTATTTCCAGAATTTAATCTATAAAAATATGCTTTTTTGATATTTTTAAATAAATCTCTTATTCCTTTTAATTTTTCATTTGAATAATCATAACCAAATATTTTTAATGAATTTTTTGTAAAATTCTCTGATGTTACTTCAATAATGCTTTCATCTTGTCCCCAGTCCATTTCTATTGCCATTGCAGCAATTCCTCTTTCTCCTATTTTAGAAGATGTGGCTTGTGCTGATGCAAAGTTAATATAAGTACCTGGTAACTTTTTATTTTGACTTATAAAATTTCCTCCTCCTAGCATAACTAGTTCACCTTTCCTTTCATATAATTTTTTATTATTTCATCAATTTCTGTTTTAGAATATTTTTCATTTTCCTCCAAAACTGCATTTAATAAATCTCTATTGCTAATATAAATTTTTGAATTAACTATTTGACTTTTTGTGTATTTTTCTTCATTTACCAATTTCTTTTTAGTTTCCTTCATTTTCTTTTACCTCCCCATTTAAATTATAATCATCCATTTTTGTTGTTTCATTATTATCTTTTTTTATAAATAGGCTATAATCTATAAAAAAATGTAAAACTCCATCTTCTATTTTAGGGGCCAGCTTAATTGCTCTTATATTAGACTCATCAGATAATTTTATATACTCTAATTCATACAAAGTATCAATCATATCGTTTAATACTTCCGTATCTTCATCTATTGCATGTCCAATAATTACAATACTTAATAAATCTTTGTAAAATCTATCTTTCAAACCTATTTCTTTCTTTTCTTCTCCATTAAGAACTTTTATAAAAAAACAAGGTCTTTCAAGATTTTGCTTTTTTCTATCAGTATATATTGGATATTTACCTTTGTCTTTATATAACAATGCAATTTTATTTGCTATTCCCTGTACAATTTCATTTACTACACTTTCAACCATTATTTAAACACTCCTCTATATATTTTTTCATTTTTTGTTCTAATATTGCTGGCAATTGTGATTCAAGTTCTTTTTCAGATATAGTTAACATATATTTTCCTTCAACCCAACTTTGCTTTAATCGTTTGCCCAAAGCAGGAACATATCTGCCAGGTTCTTGTCTATGTCCATATTCAACATAGGATGCATATTTAACTGGATTTTCAACAATGACAATATAATTATTTCCAAACTTAAAAATTTTCAAAGAATCTGCATATGTAGTCGGATCCGGTACGCTTCCACTTTCTGCCTCTGCTTCTGTATTTGCTGTCCATCCCCTTCTTAAAGTTCCACCACTTTTAATTGTATATTTTTTTCCATCTATAATCTCAAATGTTCCTTCACCAACTGGTGTTCTAGGAATAACTTTTGATAATAATCTAGCAGCAAGTTCTTTGGCTACATCTTTGCAAAATTTTTCTACATCTGTTTTTGCTAATTTTTCAAATTCTTTTTCTAACTTTTCCAATTCACTAAAATCACACATTCCCCATTTAGCCATTATGCCCATCCTTTCCATAATTCCAAAATTATTTCTTGATGCGTATCATAAACTGCTGGCATACCACTATTTTTATACTTTGTGGTTCTTCCTCTGCCTGTTACAATTATTAGACTTCCTGGTTTAATTTCTAGTTCCGGTGCAATAAATAATTTTATTTTTTGTGTTTTCTTTGCTTCTGTATCTGTCTCTGTATTCACATATATATCTTCAAATGAAATTCTACATTTTTTATTTTTAAAAACTTCTGTTTCAACATCTTTAGTTATATTATTAACTATTTTGGGTTTTAACTCATAAATTGAGCACTCCGAATCGTATTGATTTTCAATATTTTTTCTTGCAATCAATGTATATTGATTCATATTACCACCTCATCTTTCGATGCCTATATAAAGCCTTTTTATATTTTTCTATTAAGATATCATTATCAAAATCTATTGTTCCTGTATTATATGTTGTTCCATTTATTTCAATTTGTGAGGTTGTATCAGCAAATGTGGTAGTTGTATCTCCTACTTGAATACTTTTAACTTTGACATTTTCGCCTTCAGTTTTTTCATCATCTATATTCTTTACGAATTGATTATCATATTTATTTAAGTACCAATAATCTTTTGTCATTCTAATCCATGTAGCATATAAGCTTTTTGGTATAGAAGAAAGATGCGTTGTATCTAAAATAATACACATTGTATCACTTATTGAATATAATAACTGTACTTTTGCAGCATTTCTTTTTGCCTCATCTTGAATGTTTGTTATTTTTAATTCATTTTGTAAACGCTCTACAAACAATCCCATATTTATTTCTGTTCGGCTTTTTATTTCATTAAGGATATTCATATAATCACCTACTCATTTTCTGAATTTTCTTTTTCTACATCAGTATCTTCTATTTCTTTAATTTTTGCAATTAGCGTTTTTTTCTTCATATTGTGGGTATTTTTTATTCCTAGTTCTTTTGCTCTTTCTCGTAATGTCTCTAATTCTTTATCGGAATTATCACTTGTATTATCGCCGGTATTATCGCTTGTATTACTATCTATATTGTCATCTGCAGAATTTCCTGCATCATTAGTGTTTTCTGCAGATGCTACCGTTTCTTTTTTATACCTTTCCACATATAGTTCTAAATCTTGCTTTAATTCCTTCAAATCTATTGTTTCATCTTTTACCATTATAGTAATAGTTCTTTCCTTTTTTTCTGAAATTTCTTCTACTACATCTAAATATTTTTTATTTTTTTCGTACACATCCTCACTAACTATAGCCGTATCCTTATCATAACACCATTTTCCATTTAACTTTAATGCTGGTCCTTTTACAATAACTCTTTTCATCTTATTACACCTCTTTTATTAAAAAATAAAAGGTAAAGGCTTGTAGCCTCTACCCTAAGTTAAGCTAATGCTAGCTTGAAATACCTCATCACTATATGGGAATGAAGGTAATGCAGTAGCAACTGCTTTTTCCCAAGTGCTTACAGGATCTTTGTCCTCTTCATATACCAAAGCAAGTATTTTGCCAACCAGTCTAATGTCAATTGAAGGATCCCTTTGTAATCTTATTTCTTCCGCTGTTGGTCCATATAATGTTTCACCTAATTTTCCTTCTGGGAACATTGAGAAACATTCCTCTGGAAAATATCTCTTTTGCTCATAAGTTCCATCAGCCTTTAATCTTCTATAAACTTCATCATAAGTATATATTTTTGGTAACCCTAAGCTTTCTAAGTATATATTTAATTCTCCGACTGTTGCTAATCTTTTTGAGTCCTTTCCATATAAAGCACTAATAACATTTGGATTTTTCAAAATTTTTGCTAATACAGTATTTGAAGTTAAAGCTCTTTTTGGTTTAACAGCCATTTTGTTGTACCATTCCATTATATCTGCTATTGGATCTGAATTTGTTCCCCAGTCTACATTTGCAGCCTTATGAGCCTCTGGCACACCATAATCAATACTAGCATTTAAACCATTTTCATTTAATGTTACAGTTCCCTTTGCTAATATTTCCATACGCATAACTTCGACTCTTGCTCTTACACCTTGAACTAATGAGTCAATATCATTATATACTTCTTGCATTAATTCTTGTTTTTCAGCTTCATTTCTTGGTGATTCTAAGGCTATAATATCTTCCTCACTTAATGGTAGTTTTCTTTTGATTAATGCTAATTCAATAGCTTTCTTTTGAGCCTCTCTTTGTCCAATTTCAGATTCTGTATCAAATCCATGTACACTTGCAATTACAGGTGTTTTACTTTTATTTACGATCATATCAAATTTAAGTGATCTTTTCTTTACTTCTGGAAATAGTTCCTCTCCCATTAATGCTGGATATTTTCTATCCTTTTGATAATTTAATATTTCTTTTTGTTTAAAAAGTTCTAATACACTTTTTCCCATAATAT